ATATGTTATGAATCACACAGAAATTCTCACAAAATTAAGGCAGACGTTCAATGAACTGATGCAACAATCTCCTAAAAAGGATATGGTTAAAATGCTTGATGCTACTTTAGCTGATGGTACTGCCATTCAAATTACTGATTTGGCGGTTGGTGGAATTGTTACAATTAATGGTGTTCCTGCACCAATGGGTGAGCATGAGTTGCAAGATGGAACTATGATTGTTGTTGGTGATAATGGTGCTATTATGGAAATTAAATCAGACCCAATTCAACCTGAAGAACCAGCAATGACTGAAGATATGGGTGCAAAATTCAGCGCATTTGAATCTGCAACTAACGAAAAGTTCACTGCTTACGAAACTAAACTTTCAGCATACGAGCAAAAGTTTGCAGAGTTTGATGAAAGATTGAGCAAAGCAAATATTGTTATTGAAGGTTTGTTGAATCTTACTCAGACAATAGCTACAACTCCAACTGGAGTTGCTGATGAATCAGTAAAAGCAAACAACAATTTTAAAGAGGAAAAACAAACATCTTACGATATCCTATTCAGTTAATAATTAAAATTAAATAAAAATGGCACTTAGTTTAGGTTCACTATCAACGTATACAAAACAACTCACCAAACCACTTTTGACAAGTGCAGTATTTGGTGCTAAGACACAACAAATGATCAAGGATGGTGGTATTGTTATTCCACAAGCTAAATCAGTTGTTGCTATTCCTTTGATGGATACTGATGCAGTTTTTCAAACTGATTCATGTTCATTTGACCCTTCAGGTACAACGAGTTTTACTCAGCGTTCAATCACTGTTGGTAAAATCAAAGTTGAAGAAAAAATCTGTCCAAAAGATTTGGAGGCATATTTCACACAAGAAGCATTGAAAGCAGGTTCAACTTATGAAGATTTTGGTAACGCTGATTTTCAGGCTGCTTTTCTGAATAAGAAAAACATTCGTATTGCTGCACAACTTGAAACTGCGTTGTGGCAAGGTGATACAACTTCAGGTTCTGCAAACGTTAATAAATTTGATGGTCTGCAAAAGTTGATTGCTGCAGGTTCACCAGTAGATGCAAACGTATCAGGTTACACTGGAGTTGCTACAATCACAACTATCACTCAATCAAACGTTGTTGCTGCAACTGAAGGTATCTATAAAGCAATTCCTGCTGCAGTTCTTGCAAAGGGTGACGTTAAGATTTTCGTTGGAAATGATTGGTTCAGATTGCTTATCATGGCTTACAGAGCATTGAATCTGTTCTCTTATAATCCACAAGATTCTAATGCTACAAGTTTTATATTACCAGCTACTAACGTAGAGATTGTTAGCGTGAATGGTTTGAATACAACTGGAGATGCTTATGCAATCAGTTTGAGCAATATGGCAATTGCAGTTGATTTGGTTGACGAAGAAGGTGCATATGACATGTGGTGGTCTCGTGATAATAACGATGTGCGTTTCCGCGTAGCTTTCAAGATGGGTGTAAACGTAGCGTTCACTAATGAGTGTGTGAAATTCATTTCTGCTATCTAATATCGGTTCGGTAAATAATAAAAGGGTGGTGAGAAATACACCACCTTTTTCATAAACTTAAAAAAATAAAAAAATGGCTTGCGCAATTACATCAGGATACACAATAGAATGCCGCGATTCAGTCGGTGGCGTTCAGACAATATGGTTAATTGAAAATTCCAACCTTTATGACGCTTCAGGCAATTCAACTGTGACAAGTGCATCAGGCACTGTGACTGCGTTGAATAAGATAACTGGTAAGAAATTCTGGAAATTTGAAGTTCCACGTGCAACTGCAATGACTATGAATGGCATAACTGCATCACAAGAAAATGGAACTATTTTTTACACACATCAGGTAGAATTTCCTATCAATCAACGTAATGCAACAATGAGAAATATCGTTGCAACTCTTGCAAAAAATCGTTTGACATTCGTCACTCTTGAAGGTGATGGTGTTTATAGAATGTTCGGTAAATCATTTGGTCTGTTTATGGATTCATCAGAAGGTGGTTCAGGTACTGCACTGGGAGATAGAAATGGATATGTTCTGAAGTTTTCAAGCAATGAAACTGAAGATTTTTTAGTTGTTCCTGCAAACATTGCATCAACTTTGGAAAACACTGGAACGGCTTAATTTGCTAACCAATGAAAAGTAGCCACCGACCCGACAAGAGTCGGTGGTTTTTTTGTTTATGATACATCTTACAAAAGGAAATAGCGATACAATTTTTACAACGTCAGATACAACTTTGAATCTGACTGATAGATATTATTTTAAGTTCACGCATAGAATAACGCAAGATATTGTTCAAATGTGGATTTCAAATGAAGATAACATCGCAAGATTTCAAAAATTCACAATAATAACAAACGATTATTTTGCTAACTTTATTGAAGGATTTTGGTCATATACAATTCAAATTGCAGTAACAAATAATGTTGTTCCAACAACACCGATTCTTGAAAGTGGTTATATGTACCTTCATCCTGAAACTGATTTTGTTCCGATAAAATACAATGAACAATCAAATAATTTCAAAGCATACAATGGATAACTATAATTATATCACGCTTCAATTTGACCAAGCACAACAACCTAAATTTGAGGAAAAGAAAGGTAAAGGATATGTTGAGTATGGCAAGGACAATGACTATCCAACTTACTTGCTTGGTCTTTACAATGAATCACCTAAGCATGGTAGTATTGTAAAATCAAAGACTGGTTATATTTATGGAAAGGGTTTTGAAGATAATAGGTCATGTAATTCAGTTGGTGAAACATGGAATGAAGTATTAAAGAAATGTATTGCTGATGATGAGTTATTTCGTGGGTATTATATGCAAGTGATATGGAATCGTGCAAAGCAAATTCAGGAGGTTTATCACATTGAATTTTCAAAGGTTAGAGTCAGTAAGGATTTGACAAAATTTTACCTTAAAAACGATTGGAGTGACTTCAGAGAGAAGATGAGATGCTACGATGCATTTAATATTAATAATCCTTACGGCAGTCAAATATTCTACAAAAAAGAATACAATCCAACAAGCGAGGTTTATCCGTTGCCATCATATTTTCAGGGTTTGAATTACATTGAATCAGACATTGAAGTTTCAAGGCATTTGCTTGGAATGGCTAAGCAATCTTTTGTTGGTAGTACATTGATTAATTTGAACAATGGTGACCCAATAAATGAGGAAAAACGAGGTGAAGTTGAAAGAGGTTTGCTGAAAAAATTCACTGGTGATTCAGGTAAGCGTGTAGTTATCATGTTCAATAAGAGCAGGGAAAACGCTGCTGAGATTATTCCACTCGGAACAAGCACACTTACAAAAGAAGATTTCACGAATGTAAATAATTTGATTCAGCAAGAGATTTTTGTTGCTCATCAGATTATCAGTCCAGTATTGCATGGTATCAGTACAAGCGGTTCACTTGGTCAGCGTAACGAGATTCGTGATGCTTACGAGATTTGGAACAATACATATGTTACAGAAAGGCAACAAGAGTTTGAATATGTATTTACTAAAATCAGAAACCTATCAGGAGAGCAAGGTGAGTTTGTGATTAAACCAGTAGAACCTTTGAAATTTGAATTTACTGAATCAATCGTAAGTCAGAATCTGACAAAGGATGAAATTCGTGAGTTGATGGGCAGAGAACCATTGGATTCATCAGTTAAAACACAAGCACAAATTATCAGCGATAATATTAACGCACTAAGTCCATTGGTTGCAAATAAGGTTTTGGAATCTATGACACCTGATGAAATTAGAAGTTTGGCTGGATTAATTCCTGCACCACCTTCAGCACCTACACCAAATGCATCAGCACCAACGCAATCAGAAGTTCCAATGCAGTCAAATGATGCATTGAGAAATTTAACTGGCAGACAATATCAGAACGTTATGCGTATTGTTCGTCAGTTTGGGAACGGAAAACTAAAAAAAGAACAAGCGTCATTGATGCTGAAAAATGGTTTTGGTTTTACTGATGCTGATATCAATACATTCTTAGGAATTGACGATTCACCAATGACAGATGATGAAGTGCAACAATTCTCAATGGATAAAGATTTGTTTTTGCTTCAGGAACTTGAAAAGATAGGAAGCAAAAGAAATGATTTTAAGATACATAAATCAAGAGGTGTTAATGAATCATTCGCTATTGAACTTGACCAATTAGAAGCAAATGTATTGTCTATATTGACAAAGGAAAAAGGAAAGGTGTCACCTGAAATTATTGCACAATCTTTGAATGTAGATGTTGCAGAAGTGAATAAGATAATCAAGAATTTTATTGATGATAAAATAATTGAAGCAGTACAATCTAAAATAAATGTTGAACCATCGTATAAAGTTATCAAACCAGTTTCTGAATTAGGTGGTGATAATTCAACGATTGAGTTTAAGATTATGTATTCTTACGAGTGGCGTTTAGGTTTTACTGATTCTAATTTGTCAACATCACGACCATTCTGCAAAAAGATGGTTGAGATGAGTAAGTCAGGATATTTTTGGAGTAGAGCAGATATTGAATCGTTGAGTGCAAGATTAGGTTATTCTGTTTGGGATAGAGTTGGTGGATGGTGGACAATGCCGAATGGCGTTCATTCTGAGCAATGCAGACATCAATGGGTTTCTCACCTTGTAACAAAAAAATAAAATGAGCAAAAATATTCTTTTCATTACTGAGCAATTATTCAAAGAACGTACTGGTGCATCTAATGCAATAGATGGAAAGCAGTTGTTTCCTATGATAAAAGTTGCTGGTGATATTTATATACAACCTGCACTCGGAAGTAAATTATATAAGCGTTTAGAGGATGGAATCGCAGCAGATAATTTAACTGCAAATGAAAAGACACTGATTGATGATTATATTACTGATGCATTGGTATGGTACACAATGAGTTTATTACCTATTACAATGGGCTATCAATTATTCTCAAAAGGATTTTTACAAAAGACGAGTGAAGAAAGTAATACACCATCTCGTGGAGATTTAGAATTATTAGAACAGAAATATCAATCAATGGCTGAATTTTATAAGACAAGATTGATAAAATATTTGCAGCAAAATTATGTTCTATACTTTGAATATTACAATACTGGTTGGGGTTGGGATACAATATTTCCTGAAGAAAAGGCATATAATTGTCCTATTTATTTAGGTCAAGATTATGAGATTTCAAATCCGCGATATGTAAATAGTTCAAGTGGATATACAAGTCCTTCAATTGTGTACTATACTGCAACTGGTAATGAACATACTTTTAATGTTGCAGCACTTGCAGGAAGAACTATATTAGTTGCATCTCGTGGTGGTTTAGCAAAAGGTATAACAACAACTGCAACGTCTGACACTGGTTATCTGCAAATAAATGGTCAAGTAGTTACATTACCAACTGGTGATATTGCAATGGCAGGAGAATTATTTACATTCCTTTATAGATAATTATGAGCAAAGGATATAAGAAAGAATACATTGATAAAGTAAAAGAAAAATTCAATGACGCGAAACGAAGTCATAACGGAAATCAAATCAATACTGGAAGCAAATGGAATGATTCAGTCAGTAGTTCCAAATCCACCAGTAAATTGGTTAATGTGGACAGAACAACCTAAATTTCCGAATGCAAGTTTTGATATCTCAAATGGTCAATACAATGCAGGTCGCGAATTGGTTTACACGATAGAAATGTGGTTGCTTGATAAGAGTGGAGTTGATAATGAATTTGAGCAAGATGTTAGCAATGCTATGCACTTAGTAGGTGCAGATATTATGAATGTATTAAGACAAGGATTCAAACAATATTCAATCAGTACAAGTGTATCATGGACAAAGGTTGAGGAAAAGTTTGAGGATTATTTGACTGGAGTGACTTTCAGTTTTGATTTATCAGTAGTTAACAATTTCACTGCATGTGATGTACCAAATTAATTTATGAAAAAATTACTTTTTATTCTGTTTGTTTGTTTTGTTTATTCTGCAAAATCGCAGGTGTATCAGTTGATGCCACAATATGGTTATCAAGTATTGAGAATGAGTTTTGATTCTACATTACAGATTCCAACAACTTGTGGTGCGCCTACATTGAAAAGTGTGTATAACACAAAGCGTGGTGCGATTGCGTTTGATTCATGCAACAATAGATTCTACACTTACAATCCAAAAACTTTCACATGGTCTTTTTTAGGTTCAGGTGGAACAACTGATACTACAAGTTTGAGCAATAGAATTAACCAAAGGATTGATTCATTAAAGCGTTCAGGTGATAGTATATTTGCTCGTAAAAATGGTGTATTTGTTTTTCAATATAAAGATTCAATTGGTGGTGGTGGAGGTTCACAAAATTTGCAAACTGTAACTAATATAGGTGCAACAACTACAAAAAATATTTATTTACCTCGTATATATTACTATGATTCAACTAATTTATGGTATTCAATAAATTCAAATGTTCAAGATGAAAATTTTTATTTGCATAGTAATTTTTTAAATTACGATTTTTTCACTGCATTTGATGCTGGTATATCTATTGGTAATAGTACAAATAATACAAGGACAAATATATTCAATACAAATGTCACATCACAAAGGACAAATCAATTACCTGATAGTTCAGGAACTTTTGCATTGTCAGAATACACAATTAATTCAGTAAGTCAACCAAACGATTCAACACTAACATTTCAAAAAGGTGCAACGCAAACGAGTTATACAATTCGTGCATCAGTAGCAGGTTCAGCAACAAGATTGGTTACATCAGTTTACAACAACTCAGGTGCAACGATAACAAAAGGTTCGGTTGTTTATATCAATGGTGCGCATTCAAGTAACTTGCCTACAATAGCATTAGCGAAAGCAAATGCAGAAGAAACATCTGCTTACACTTATGGTCTTGTTGAAACTGATATTGCAAACAATTCAAGTGGTATTGTAATACAATCAGGAACAATTACAAATCTTAATTTACCTACTTCTACTTATACTGATGGTCAAACTTTGTATCTATCACCAACAACGGCAGGAGGTTATACATTGACAAAACCATTAGCACCATATCACTATGTTGCAATTGGTACAATTACTCGCGCACATCCTAACTTTGGCACTATACAAATTGCCATACGAAATGGGTTTCAACTTGATGAGATGAGTGATGTCCAGATACCATTAGTTCCAAATGATTCTACTTTATTGCAATTTAGTAGAGTAGATTCTCTTTGGCATTCAGTAAGCGTTAATAATGCAATCGGAACTAAGTACATCAAACCTTCAGATACTGCAACGATGCTTTCTAAATATCAAAGAGTCATTACTTCAATGAAATATTCTGATACTGCAACTATGCTCACACCATATCAGCGTTCAATTACTGCTGTAAAATATTCAGATACTGCATCAATGTTGACTAACTATGCAAAGACATCAGCAGTCAATTTGAAAGTTAATATAAGCGATACTGCAACAATGCTTTCACCATACGTTAGAAACACACCAACGATTGCTTATTTATCAAGTGATTTCAATACATCAAATACAACTGCAACAAATACAAATCTAACAATAGCAGTTGAAGCGAATACTGCTTATAGAATAATGATAAATGGTTCAGCATCAAAAGCAACATCATCAACTGGAATGAAGATATCAATAGGTGCACCAACTGGAACAACAATAAAAGCGAATGCATCGCTTGGTCAAAATGCTATTTCTACAATTGTTAATTCATTTATCACATCAGTAAACTCACTTGGCTCAACTTTTGCAAATGGTGTAGCAGTTGAAGTACCATTTAGAGTTGAAGGAATAATAGTAACAGGTTCAACTGCAGGAAGCATCACACTTCAAGCAGCTACAGTTACTTCAAATGCTGCAACTATTTACGCAAATACATTAATGACATTAACAAAATCATACGCACAATGAGCAACGCAGATTTGACAAACCTTTTAATTGGTATCGTTATTAGTTTGATTATCTATGTGAGCAAAATCTTCATCTCAAAACTTGAAAATTTTGAAAAGATTGTGCAATCAATTTTGTTGTCAGATGTGGCAATGAAAAAAGACATTGAAAAAATCAATGAAGATTTGAAAGACCACGAAACAAGAATACAAAAACTTGAAGCGTAACGATGTCATATTATTTGCAATCATTGTGATGTTGAGCATCTATTTTGTAGATAATGTATTGGTAAGAGCAATAACATATTTTAGCACAATTATTTTTTTATATTTTTTAATTCAAAACAATAAATTATGAAATCAGGTTTCGGTAAATTAAATGTTCAAGACTTTTTTAGAGGTTTAATTATTGCAGTAATTACTGCACTGGTGACTTTTTTATATAACACAATGGATTCAGGAGAGTTAATTTTTAACTGGAAACAAATTGCAACTACATCATTGACTGCTGCATTTGCATATATCATTAAGAATTATTTGTCAAATAGTGAAGGTACGTTCTTGAAGAAATAAAAAAACCTGATGTGGAAACATCAGGTACAAACACAATTATTACTTAAAAAACGATACTCAAAATTAATACTATGAGATTAATTATAGTGTCGTGTGCATTACTTTTTATTGGTTGTTATTCTGAGAAACAAGCGCAAAGAGAATTGATTGAGGCACAACTTAAGCATCCTGAAGTGGTGAGTAAGTTTGTAGCAAAAAATTATCCTTGCGATTCTGTCGTTATGCGTATTGATACAATTGAAAAAGTAAAATGGAAAATCATTGTTGATTCTTTGAATAGAAAAATAATAATCAAAAAAGATACCATCAATAAGATTCTGAAAGACACAATTTTTCTGCGTGATAATGATTGCCTAAATAAGATTTCAAAATTGAAAAATGAATTGCAAGATTCATATCAATTCATTGAAGGTTTGCAGGAGAATTTAAATAGGCAAGTTCCAGTTGTATATCAGACATATAAAATAAAAGATACTGCGCTGATACAATCAAAGGATTATGAGATAAGTGGTTTGAAAAAAGATTATGATTCTGTCAACGAAAAACGCATCAATTTATTGTGGTGGGTGATAACTTTATTAATATTATTAGGCATTTCAATCATCTTACATTTTGTTAGAAAATGACAACATCACAAAAAGCAGTTGATTTAATTAAGAAATATGAAGGATTCTTCACTGACGCATATTTATGCCCAGCAGGAGTACCTACAATTGGTTATGGCAGTACGATGTGGTCAGATGGAAAAAAGGTCGTAATAGGTCAGAAAATCAATTTAGAGAATGCTGAAAAGTTATTGTTATGGGAATTGAGAAATAAAGAACATTGTTTGAATAGATTGAGATTGAATCAAAATCAGTTTGATGCATTGATGAGTTTTGTGTACAATGTAGGTTGCGGAAATTTACTGAAATCAACATTGTATAAGAAGGCGTTGTTGAATCCAAATGATATTACCATTAAAGATGAATTCATGAAATGGAATAAAGCGAGAGTGAAAGGTGTGCTGACTGAATTAAAAGGATTAACAAAAAGACGTACTGAAGAATCAAAACTCTACTATGAACAAATCTGAAATTGCAAGAAGCTACCGAGATAAGTTTCCTGATATGCCAACACTAAAGTTGGCAAGGATTATTTATAAGGAACACAATCTACAATTTAAAGACGTTGAGGATGTTAGATATGCATTAAGACGCATAGAAGGAAAGACTGAAAAAAGATTCAAAAATGTTGCTGCTAATCAGAAATATTTAAAAAAAGAAGCACGACCATATAATCCATACAAACTACCTGAATCAGAGGAAACTATATACAAACCTTTTATATTTCCTAAACATAATAAGGTAGGAATATTATCTGATGTTCATTTACCATATCATTCACTGGATGCATTAACTGAAGCATTGACCGAATTAAAAAAAGAAAAGGTTGATGCTTTGTTGCTTAATGGTGACACGATTGATTGCCATCAATTGAGCAGATTTACAAAAGACCCAAAGAAACGCGATTTCAAATATGAATTAGATTGTTTAAAATCATTCTTTGATAAACTAAAACAGATTCTTGATTGTAAGATTTATTTCAAGTTAGGTAATCATGAGGTAAGATATCAGCATTTTCTTTTTCAGAAAGCGCATGAGATAGCAGGAATAGAAGATTTTGAATTTGCAAATATCATTAAAGCGAGAGAATATGATATAACTATGATAGAGGCGAATCAGTACATGAAGTTGAATGATTTAAATGGAATACATGGTCACGAATATATTGGAGGAATTTCAGCACCAGTTAACGTTGCAAGAGGTTTATATCTGCGTGGTAAAGTATCAGCATTTCAAGGACATAATCACGCAACCAGTGAACATACTGAATCTGATATGAATGGTAAGATAACAACAACATGGTCAATCGGTTGTTTGTCGGAGTTGAATCCTGCATATATGCCATTAAATAAATGGAATCATGGATTCGCATGGGTTGAACTGGATGAAAACGGAAGTGATTACAAATTTCATAATAAAAGAATCTTTAAAGGCAAAACATTATGACAGAAGAAATAAAAAAAGAAGATGAAGAACTTGAAATGATAATGGAGTATACTGGATTCATGGAATACATTCAAGGCGCATATTTTGCTTTATCATCAGTTGATGATTTGGATGTTGCCATCATGAATAAAGAAGATGAAAAAAGAGTAAAAAGAATTAGAAGAAAATCAATAAAGATAATTGATGAATGCCTGAATCAAATGTACGATGAGTTATTTGAGGCAGATGAAGAAGATTAATTGTTCTCGTGTTTTGTTTTTAATGGTAAACCTGATGTATCTACATCGGGTTTTTTTGTCACTAAAATTCAAATATTTGTGACCTTTATCGGTTTTTTTCCGATAATTAATAAATATTTTTACAATTAATATTTGCCATAAAACTCAATACCACACTGCAATTGCTTATATTATGAAAAATTATTTTTGTTTTCTTTGAAAAATATTTGAAAAAAAAGATTGCAAAATCAAAATGTCACCATATATTTGTGTAACAAAACAAAACAATAACACTTAAAACAAAACACAATGAAAAGAGTAATTATCAAAACAAAATCAAACTTCAGAAATTTAAACAACACAATTCAAAATGTTTTTGAAATTGTTGGAACAAGAGTTACTTGTATAATAGAAATAGATGGAATTAAAAGACAAGTTGATTTTCACATTAATGAATGCACATTTATTTAAAACAATCATGGGTGCGACTGAAACGCACAATTTTTAACCATAAAAATCAAACAATGAATTATAAAAAAGAATGTTTGATGTTAGCAAAAAAACAATTCATTATAGACATACAAAAAGATATTGATTTCATTGAATTTAAAAAAAATTGCTATAAAGGTAATTCCATTAATTACGGATGTATTGTGGTAAGTGATTCAAGTTGGTTACTTAATTGTGGAATTTCAAGTCAAACAATTATTTCTAAATATTATAAAGAAATATTACACACATGAAAAAGTTAATCAACAAAATCTTTAAAATGAAAAAACAATTTCCGAAGCGTTACGCGGTTTATAATGGTAACTATTTTGTTGGATATTCTGAACCATTAAAATCAGAAGAACACGCTGAAGAATACCTAATAAAATATTTTAAGTACTGCCAGTTCAATCATGAAAATGCAACTTGCAGAATTGTAAATCCTTTCAGAAAAAAAATGATTTAATCAAATAAGTTTCTTATCTTTATTCACTAAAATTTAAACATGGAACAAAAAACAAGAGGTGGTGCGAGAACCAATGCAGGTCGCAAACCATCAGCAAATCCAAAAACTGCATTCACTCTGTACATTGAAAAATCAATTATTTCAAATTATGGAGGTCAAAAAGAGTTACGCGATTTCATTTACAAAACCATTAAAACAACACAACATGATTCTATCACACCAAATTCAGTTCAGGAACAACAAGTTGAACATTGTAGTTGATTACAATCCTGATACACATGACGTTGAGTTTTTCAATTACGCAACTATTGAAGATGAAAAATGTGAAGTGGATATATCTGATATGTTCACTTCATATCTCAACGGAGAAGAAATAATAAACAACATTAATTGGGAAAACATTTATAAAGAAACACAATATGAAAAAGGTATTTGACACAATTATCATCATTGCTGCGGTCTTATTAGGATTGTTCGGTGATGCCATTTATGAATCAATTTTTAACTTTTAAAACAAAACACAATGAAAACAAGATTAATCAAAGAAACGGATGCATTCGGAAACGTAACGTATTACACTGAATTAGAAGAACAATTTGTTGAAGGCAGTGTTGTATACATATCACTTGATTTAACACTGGAACAAAAGAAAGCAAAGGTCACTGAGGCATTTGATAAGTACACACAAATTCAACAAAGCAAAGGAATGACAACCAAAGAAGTAATTGTTGAAAGCGAATTCTAAACCATAAAAACAAAACACAATGCAAAAATCAGAATCAATTCAAAATCTAACAAAGGCGTTAATAACGTTTCATGTGAAAGTTGACACAATCAAAAAGGATGCAAAGAATCCTTTCTTCAAATCATCTTACGCATCACTTACCAATATTCTTGACGGCATCAATGATGCACTAATTGAAAGTGGTTTGACAATTTCACAATTTCCTGAAGGTGATTATGGATTGGAGACAATCCTCATGCATGAATCAGGTGAATGGATTCAAGCAAACTACACAATGAAACCAGTTAAGGATGACCCTCAAAGTAGAGGTTCAGCAATTACTTACGCAAGACGTTATGCACTTGCATCTATCTTATCATTAAATATTGATGAAGATGATGATGGTAATGTTGCAACGCATGGAACTACAATACCTTATGAAAATAGTGAAAAGTCATGGTTGAATACAAACACACCTGAGTTTGAAAAGGCAATGACATATATGAAAGGTGGTGGTTCAATCAATGCTATCAAGACAAAGTACAAAATCCGTAAGGAAGTTGAACAATTATTAACCAGTCAAATTAACTAACTATGAATTACCTACCATCAATTACCACTGAACTAACAAAATCACAAATCCAGATAGTCGCTGAAGGCTATCTGGATGAAGTGAGCAAGAATGGAAAAATCATTGAACTAACCGATTTGATTGCTAAAATGGAATTTTTGATTAAGCAAATCAGAGAAAATAAAAATTATGTTGATGAAGTCAGAACTGAATTAATGAAGTTCGGCAGAGAATATGTAACACCATCAGGAACAAAGATTGAACTTGCAGAGGTCGGAACAAAGTATGATTTTACGCATTGTGGAAGTACTGAACTTCAGGAACTTGAAGAACTACAAGATAAAACCGAAGCAAGAATAAAATCGGTTAAAGATTTCTTGAAGACATTACCTGAAGAAGGCATGATGGTTCTGAACCAATCAACTGGTGAATTAGAAATGGTTTTTCCGCCTGCAAAAACAAGCACATCATCATTTAAAACAACACTTAAAAAATAACACAATGAAAATTAACAAACTACAAAATGGAGACATGGTAATCGTATTTACCAAAAATGAAATTGAGCAAATCAATGCTGAAATAAAAATTGACCATACTGAACGTTTTAAATGTTTACATGAAAAATCAAGAAAATTTGTTGAGTCATTATACAATTATTATGGTACAAAAGAATTCAAATTGAATGACAAAAAGGCATTAGAATTTAGACAGAAGTTTTTTATAACAGATGCAAGTCAATTAATGAGACAATTAAAAGAAAGAAATATTGTTGATTTGCAATATAAAAATGGAGAGAATGTACATAGAAAAAGAATTTCATCAATCAATTTCAAATCATTATAATGAACTGCGAACCATGTATAAATGAATTTATACCACAAACAAAACGACTGACAAAAGATGAAATACTGGAAGCAATCTGCATGAAATATGGAATAGAAATCAGGCAAATGAAAGGAAAACGCAGAGATTATAATATAGTTGAAGCAAGACATTTACTTTGCTATGTTCTAAATTCAGACAATTATTTAAGAATGTACCTGCGCGAAATAGGAGAATTAATCAACCGACATCATTCAACAATTATTCATTCTATTGAGTATGTAAAAAGAACACTGGAGGTTGATGCAGCATATCGCAGAAAGGTTGCAGATTTATACATGCATCTTTATGATACAACAGAATATCTTCCGAGTTTCGTTTTTAATTTTGTGGAAAAACAAAACAAAATAAAATCAATCTCTATTCAATTTATTGATTAAATTTGAATAGCGAACTCTGAATATATTGCAGCTATTCAGAGATTCAATCCTCAACCTTTAAAAGGTCATAATGCTGCAATCATTGTGACCTTTTTTATTTTACATGAAAAAAGATACATTCTATTTCTCACACGATTTTAATGCTCATAATGACGTTAAAATTCTTTTTCTTAGGCAGCAATTAGGAATGGAAGGATATGGCATCTATTGGTTTCTAATTGAATCTCTTGCTGATGCAGGTGGTATCATGCCAATGAAAATCATTCCAGTTCTTGCAATGCAAATGCATACAAGTGAAGTTAAGGTTCAGGCAGTTATTAATAATTTTGAACTTTTCATCATTGAAGATGAATTCTTTTTCTCAAATAGATTGAATGAACATTTAAATAAACGAAAAGAATTAAGTGTAAAGAATTCAGAGAAAGGTAGATTGAGTGCAGAAAAAAGAAATTCAACAGCAGTTCAACCGCAGTTGAACATTAGTTCAACAAAGGAAAGTAAAAGAAAGGAAAGTAAAGGAAAGGAAATTAAATTAAATGAAAGTATTGAATTGCCATTCAATAACATTGATTTTATTAATAAGTGGAATGAATGGAAAGAATATAAAAAAACACAACACAAATTCACTTTTAAGTCAAATGCAACTGAAAAAATATCTTTAAATCAATTAGAAAATCTATCAAATAAAAATTCAGAAATTGCGATAAAAATAATTAATCAAAGTATTGCAAATGGATGGAAAGGATTTTTTGAAATAAAAAATGTAACAAATGATAAACCTGCAAACGAAAAAAGATTTGATGCCTACATTGAATTCGCTAACAGATATAAGAAACCATCTGCTGACTAAAAAATTGATTGATTGCGATGCTAATGAAATCAATCAGCAACTTGCAAAGATTTATCTTATCATTGGATTACGCCCACAACATTTTCCAACTGATTATGAGAACCAGTTCTTGATTGATTATATCAAAACAAATCATGGTCAAACTGGTATAGGTGAACTTTACTTTGCATTTCAGTTGGCAGTGCAAGATAAATTAGAAGTTGAATCAGTGAATCCTTATGACCAGTTCAGCGTTATTTATTTTGAAAGAATCATGATTGCTTATAGGAGTTGGAAAAATAAAAAATACATTGAAGAATCACAAATTAGAATTGAACCAAAACAAATTGAATACAAAATGACAGATGCAGAAAAATGGGAAGAAATAAACGACTGGCAGCAAAGGAATGAAATTGATATTCGTATTATACCGATATACCTTTATGAATGGTTAGAGGAGTTCGGTGAAATAATGCTTGACAAAAATGAAAAGATAAAAATTTATGAGCAAGCAGCACAAATGTATTTATCTATCATGCGCAAACAAGCAGAGCAACAGAATACATGGCAGGAGTTCAACCGATATATAAATCAACATACTTTAGGATTCAAACAAATCAAAGGCGAGTATGTGCCTATCATTAGAAACTTATCAATGAGAATCGCAGTTTATAACTATTTAAAAAACACAAAATGAAACAGACATCAATAGAATGGTTATTTGAAAATTTATGGCATGAGCCAAAAGATAAACTCACATGGCATAGCATATTTGAAAAAGCTAAAGAAATGCACAAGCAAGAAATAATAGATGCTTTTAAGAGTGGATTGAAATCACCATATCATCAAGATTATACCTTTGTAATACAAGACAATCAAGAAGGAACAAAATCTGGTCAATACTATCAAGAAACATTTAAAAAATAAAAAATGATTTTACAAATAATTTATTGGATGGTTTTAATAACATTGGTATTTATAGGAATGCTATCATTTGCAATGATTTGGTTTTTTGCATTTGATTTCATTTATCATTTAATAAAAGAAAAATTCATAAAATGAACCAACTGAAATATCAGATGAAGAAATAGAAAAAGAAGCAAAAAATCATCATAACTATTATGAATGGTCAGCAGGTGCTAAATGGTATAGAGAACAATTAAAACAAAAAAACAATGATAACAAACTTTGAAGATATCACACATGATTTAACTACTGAAGAAAAGAAATTGATTCCTATATTAATTAAAGGTTTTAAAACACACACAATTCTAAATCCAATAAAAGCACCTGAAATTGTTAGTGCATTAAATTCAAAAGACTTAGGACTGGAGAAAAAATTTACTGAAGTAAGATTGCGTAAACTTTGCAACTTCATCAGGACGAATTCAATTATTCCTTTATGCGCAACATCAAAAGGTTATTTTGTTTCCTATGAGAAATTAGAAATAGAAAATCAAATTTTATCTTTGCGTGAAAGAGCAGATGCAATAATTGCTTGTGCAGATGGACTACAAAATTTTATCAATGATTAGAAAAACAGACGCTAACCAAAAGGATATAATGGACAAACTGAGATTGATTCCACATCTATCAGTTTTCTCAACGCATACAATAGGTAAAGGATTCCCAGATATTATAATCGGATACAAAGGAAAAAACTACATGATTGAAATCAAAGATGGTAAAAAATGGAAATCACAACAGAAACTAACTGCTGATGAACTGGTGTTTCACATGAAATGGAAAGGACAAATATGCACTTGTAATTCATTTGAGCAGGTGATTGAATTACTCAATGAATCCTAAGAAATAACCTCCGAATTTTTTATTTAATAGATTTTTTAACTTTTGTTCATCTTTAAGAATATCACGAGCATATTTTGGAACTGCATATCTATTCCATTCTGATTCATTTAATTTTCTGAAGTACCTATCATACATAAATCCAATGACTGCACCTGAACCAAATTCATTGTAGCAATAGATTACAATTGCGTCTGTGTATGGTTTCTTTTGAATAATAGTATCACGCTTTACAAAATAACGTTTTGCTGAATCAAATTTTTGAATGTTTGGTACTATGTGTAGAATCTTATTTCGTAAAATCAATTCATCTTCAGTTAGCAATGTATAAGGTTTTACAACAACTGGAACATATAAAGGAATCTGAACAAGGTCACCAAAATAAATGCTTGATGAATCTTTATTCTCGTAAACATTTAAGATAACTGGTGCAATGCGATTGTCATAAATTGGAAATGGTGCATCTGAATTTACAATCTGATTTTCAAGTTCACGCTGATAGAATCTGTTTTCATCAACATTGTTATAATAATTTTTGTAAGTGATATCTTTATACTTTGGATTCTCAGACATAACTTTCAAAGTTCTACGAAGTACAAAAAACATTCTTCTTGCATCTTCAAGTTTATAAAATATATCTTTCCTTTCATCAGTTGTCACCAGATCAGTTGAACTAACTAATATATAAGATGAATTCTTATTATAGAATTCAACAACTACAATAGCATTATTATAAATAACCAATGAATCTTGTTCAGTTGGACAATCACATTTTGCACCATAAATATCTTTGCATTGACTAAATACAAATTGATTAGTCAATAATAGAATCAATGTTAATATCTGTCTCATCATTTTTATATTGTGTTTTCAAAATCTTTGTATCTTTCAACATCTTTATGTAATGCACAATTGCAAAAAATATATTGAGGAAATCTACAATCATCATGCATTTGTTTCTCTATTATCAAAAATCAAACCTAAAGAACTTCAGGATGATTTAAAGCAGGAAGTTGCACTGGTATTGCTTACAAAAGATTGTGAACAAATAAAAAGGTTACATGATGCAAATGAATTATTGCAATATTCTTTGAAGATTGTGTGGAATTTAGGAACATCTAAACAAACGCGATTTTATAGGATGTTCAAAAAAAATGATTATGCAAATTTGTCTGAATATCTTGAAACGCTGAAAGGGACTGAACTTGTGACAGATTCGCAGATTAGAAACATCAACAAGATACTGGATAGCAAACTTGATAAGAATGCAAACGAAGCACACGAATCAATTATCTTCAGAAAATATGTTGAACTAAATAGCGGTGAAAAGGTTGCAGAGTTTTTCGGTATTCCATCTATTCATTGCTACGAGGTTATTAGGAAAACAAAAAAGGAACTAATAAAAGCAATTAGAAATGATAGTTAATTTGTTAGCAGGATTTTTCTTTTCTTATTATTTCGTGAATGTTGCAGGATTTCCTAATGCGATAAAATCAGGATTCAAAATGCATAGAGGTGCAAGATTGAAACCTTTTGATTGTGTCACTTGTCTTTCAGTATGGACATCGGCAGCATTATTCTTTTTACCACATATTTATTCAGAATTTCTTTGCATCATATTTGGTGCAGGATTCATCGGTCAAAAAATCAAATGAAAGTATTAGGCATTGCACATCCAAATTCAGGTTGCGGTTATCATCGTATAGTTTTACCACTTATGTTTATGCAAGACATAAGTGGAATTTGCACAAACAAACCGACAGATGAAATACTTTCTGAACAATGGGATGTGCTATTTTACAATCGTGTTTCAATGTTTGATAATAATCTTGAAGAAACAAAGAAACAACTCGGATGTAAGATTATAGTTGATATGGATGATTCATGGTTATTGCCAACGAACCATCTTAATTATTATGACTATCAGGAAATGAATCCTCGCATAGAAAATAACCTGCGTGTTGCTGATCTTATCACTTGTACCAACGAAAAATTGGCAAACATTATCACTAATCTTAACGAAAACATTGTTATAGTTCCAAATGCTTTACCTTATGGATATCATCAGTTCACAGATGAAAAAAGTGAAGATGAAAAAATAAGAATATTTTGGTGCGGTGGCATCACTCATGAAGGCGATTTAGAATTATTAAAAAATCCTTTCAGGAAGTTAATGATGCATAAACACAAAATAAAGATGGTTTTGGGTGGATATACTGCAACTGATGATTTTTCAAAGTTCTTGTGGGATAAGATGCTTTCATATTTCAGCAACTCAATGAAATTAGATTATGAAATCATAAACGGAACAACACCTGATAAGTACATGAGTATGTACACCAATGCAGATATTATGGTTGTACCTTTGCTTGAATCTGATTGGTCAGGTTGCAAATCAAATCTGAAGTTATTGGAGGCAGCAACAAAAGGTATTCCAGTAATATGCAGTCATGTTGATCCTTACAAATTAGATAAAGATGCACCAGTGTTGTGGGTTAAATCACAGACTGATTGGTTTAAACATTTGAATTTCTTAATAAATAATAAAAACGCGAGAGAAGATTATGGCGAGAAAATCAAAGAATGGGCAGTTAGAAAATACGATTTCTTCAGAATCAACAATGAAAGAAGAAACGCATTTGCTGAAACTTGCAGAGCATAAACATATTTACGATTTCTTTATCAAAACTGGAGAGGTTGTAAATCTGCATCCACATATAAAGAATGAGATTGCAGATGCTTATCGTGTGGAGTTTCCGCATTATCATTATAATATGGCTTGTTCTGCTTGCACAACTGAAATGCTTGTTCATGTATATCGTTGGTACGAAAATAAAATAAAATGAATTATTTTTGCCATTCAGGCGCAACTGGTGATATGGTTTTTTCTTTACCTACTATTCGCGAGATGGGAGGTGGCAAACTATACATCACTAACTTTGATAGGCAACGTGCAGAATCAATAAAGAAATTAATTGAGGTACAACCATATATCACTGAAGTTGAAATTTGTGATTATAAACCTGATGGAGTTATTGATTTAGATAAGTTCAGACAACATGCAGGACATCATGTTAATCTTGTAGAAGCACATCTAACTGCGCAAAGATTATTTATTGATAAAGAAAAATGGAAACATGGTTGGTTAACATTACCTGAAAGCAATGATAAAAAAGGAAACTATGCAGTAATCAATAGGACAACTAATTATGAAGATTGGGGTTTTGATTGGAATAAAGAAGTTGACTATTTAAAATCAGTATGTGACAAAGTTTATTTCATAGGATATCAATCAGAGTTTGATTTATTTGTAGAAACTTTCAAACTGACTGACATTGAATTTTATGAATGCGATTTCTTAGAAGGTGCATATTTTATTCAAAATGCAAAAGTGTTTACTGGATGTTATTCATGTTGGTCAACTATTGCAATGGGTTTAGGTTTAGAATACAGATTGCTACAAGCACCAAATCACACTTGTTCATCATTATTTGAATCACGCGAAACAATAATTAATCAATGATACTATTAGGAGGTCAAATAGAAGGAATAAATTCACGCAAGGACAAAACTATTAAACTGACAATAGGAACGCAGGAAATGACACCAGCTCAATGTGGTCAGATTTTTGAACTGCATCAGTCATTCTGCTATATCGGACTGAAGAAAGAACCATTCACAAAAGATGAATCTGATGTATTGGAATCATTGAAAACAGATTTTGCCAATGCAAAAACACCATCACAAAGATTGCGTGGTATTCTCTATTTAAACTTTCAAAACAATCCTGAAGGATATATTGATTTCAATAGTTACTATTTAGCAAAAATGGAATTGATATGTGAACACTACAAATCAAAACTTGATTGAAAAACCATACTAAAATCTATTTCAAACATTTCGGTTATGACTTATCAGATTTTATACCATGTGAAGTATGTGACCGAGTCGCAGTTGATATACACCATATCAAATGCAGAGGTATGGGCGGAAGCAAAGAGCATAATAACATCAACAACCTTATGGCACTATGCAGACAATGTCACATCAATTTTGGAGATAAGAAACAATTCATAGATTTTCTAACATTAAAACATAAAACAAAACTACATGGAACTGACAATTAAAATGCACGACACAACTTTTTGCATCATCAGAAAAAATGATGACATCACATTGACTGAACTTTATGAGCATTTCAATGCAATGCTTATCGGTTGTACTTTCACCAAACAACAGATTGAAAACTACATAACTGAAAAAGCAGTTGAAATAGCTAATAATGAATCATTACTTTGAATTTTAAACATCGTAATTACATCGTAAATGGCAAGGCAAGTACCAGCAAATAACGGAGGCACATTAACAAGACCTGACAAAGGAGAAACAATGAATCCTAATGGCAGACCGCGTAAGTATGTTTCCATCCTAAAGGATGCAGGTTATAAACTTGCAGAGATTAACGATACCATTCAAAACATGATGGCAATGGATTTGGATGAATTGAAAAAGGTATACGATAATCCAAAGGCAACGATACTGGAAAAGACAATCGCAAACGCGATGGTTAAGAGTTTGCAAAAGGGTTCGTTGTATTCATTGGAGACATTACTGACGAGAGTATATGGAAAGCCAAAAGAAACGTCAAGCGTTGAGAATAGTGGTAAGATAGAGTTTGTTATTACAAAAGGCAAAACAATCCTTTAAATCGTCTTAAAATGTGTTAAGTGACTATTGAGATACCTGAACTACATCCGAACCAACAAAGCATCCTTGACAATCAGTCAAGGTTTCGCGTTGTAATGTGTGGTAGACGTTTCGGTAAATCTGAACTCGCACAGATTGAAATGATATATGAAGGAATCAAAGGTAACTCAATCGCATACATCACACCAACATATCAACTTGCAAAAACATTCTTTGCTAAACTTTCTAAAATACTACCATTTGAAAATAACAAATCGGATTTGATTATTAACTTTCCGAATGGTGCATCTATCATGTTCTTTACTGGTGAACGGCTTGACAATCTCAGAGGTAGGAAATTTCACTTTGTAGTAGTTGATGAGGCATCTTTCATTCCTGATTTAGAAAGCGGATGGTTGAATTCAATTAGACCAACACTGACAGATTATAAAGGTCGCGCATTGTTCCTATCAACTCCAAAAGGCAAGAACTATTTCTATTCGCTTTACCTGAAAGGATTGAGCGGTGAGAACGATTGGAACTCTTTTAAGTTCACAACATATGATAATCCATATATTGACCGACATGAAATTGACGATGCTAAGATTCAATTACCGAATGCAGTATTTGAGCAAGAATACCTTGCTAACGCTATGGAGAACGCGAGTAATCCATTTGGTAATGAACACATAAAGAACTGCATAAAAGAACTATCAACGAAACCTGCAAAGTATTATGGTATTGATTTGGCAAAGTCAGTTGACTGGACTGCAATAGTAGGTTTGGATGAAGATGGTTGCGTATGTTATTTTGACCGATTTCAAAAGGATTGGAAACAAACAAAAGAAACAATATTAACGCTTGATAGAAGTATCCCAGTAATGATTGATTCAACTGGTGTCGGTGATGCCATCACAGAAGATTTGCAGAATAACTTTTCAAATATGCAGGGTTTCAAATATACATCAACGAGCAAACAACAACTGATGGAATTGCTTGCATCATCAATTCATAAACAAGAGGTTTGTTTTCCTGATGGTATAATCAAAGAAGAATTAGAGGTATTTGAATATCAGTTTACCGCAACTGGTGTCAGATACAATGCACCACAAGGATTTCATGATGATTGTGTGAATGCTTTGGCATTGGCAGTTAGATGTAAGAATCAGTTTAAATTTTCAGGTGAATACTATTTTATATAATTTTTCACAAAAAAGATATAATATATTATGAAGGTCAGCATTAAGAAGTTTCAGGAACTATACTCAATTGCTCAATCAGATTTGGATGAACTGACAAAATCAAGTTTGCTCATTCAA